ATAAGGCAACCCTTACGCAAACATTTTTAAACTTTTAATAATAGATGATTTTTTAAGAACAATTAAAAAATGGGACAATTGCCATTTGAGCAAAGAATTTCTGTTATTGTGCTCTGTACTTTTTGATATGGATTGTATGAAGAATGTATTTTTCCTTCATTTAATGTTTTCATATATGATCCTGGATTGGATGGAGTTGAAACAAAGTCCCAACAAAGTAAATCAAAGTCATCTTGAACTTCAAGTAGTCCTTCAGCATTTTCTTTTAGTGAACCCATTCCTCTAGATGAAACTCCTAATTTGATATTACTTTCAAGTAATGCTTTTAATATATTTCCTGATGGAGTTGGTAATATTTCTATTTTACCCATTACAGTATTTCCATCCCAATATATATCTATAATATTATGTGAAGCATTTTTTAAATTTATTACTGCTGATTCTGGATGGTCAAGTTCTCCTAAGGCACGTCTTTCTTTAACACTATCCATGTATTTATCTATTTCACGTTGCCATAAACTTCTTTTATAGTATCTACCATTACCATTTTTAACTTCAGCTGTAGCTAAAATTCCCCCAACAATAGGATTACCTCTGTCAGACATTCTACCTTCAGTTAATTTTAATGAAGATTGTTTAAATGTTTGGGTTTCTATAAGTAGTTTATTCATAATTAAGCATTTCCTAAATCGTACTTATCCATTAAATGTTTTTTAATAAAAGTCATATCAGATTCTTCAGTGAATTGAGAAAGAACATCTTTTAAAGCATCCATTTCATTCATTTTACCACTACCTCCATCTCTACCTGTAAGTTTTTCAAACATAGTTTCAGCTTCAGTAGCTATTTCAGACATAGTTTCTTCATCTTCAAATAATTCAGTATCAGCTAAAGAATCAGCAGCTTCTTTTGCTCTTTCTAGCTCATCAGCTAATTCAGCAGCATCATCAGCATCACCTTCAGCTTCAGTTACTGTATCTTCAAGGACTTTTTTCTTTTTTCCAGTAAGTTTAGCTAATGTTTTTTCTAATTTAGCTTTAGCTTTTTCTAAAACTTTAACATCTTTTCCTAAAGCTTTAAGTTTTTTCTTATCTGTTAGATTTTTTAAATCTTCATCTTCATCAAGTTTTGAAAGTTGATTTTGACGTTTTTCAATAGCAGCTTCAATTCTTTCTATTTTCATTTTTATAGTTTCAACTTCAGCTTCTTTATCTATTGATTTTAATTCTTTTTGAACATTTTCATTTAATTCTTCTCTAATAATATTATTAATTACTTTACGAAGTTTTTGTTCATGCAAGTTTTCAGTTGTATTATCTGAATCTTTATTTTCATTTAAAGTAGCAACTACTACTAAACCTGATCCTTCTACTTTTTTAGGTACTTCAACAAATCCAGTTCCAACTTGTCCTTCAGGAAAATCTTTTTTAGTAGGTGTACCATATCCACCTCCAGGACCAGCATCTTTTACTTGTTTACCTCTTCCTAGACCTGGGGCTTCAGTTTGATAACCTAAACCATCAATACCAAATTGACCATTTTTAGTATAATAAATAGGATCTTTAGCTAAGTTTTTAATTACCATATCCTTTAATTCTTCCATTGTTTTTTCAGAATTTTTAGGATTTTTCATTTCAGTATAATATCCTTTCATTATTTGATCAAATATCATATTGTTAGGATCTTCTTTATCCTTATAAGGGTAATTATGGTCTAAATTATCTTCTACTTCTTTAGATACCTTTTTTTCTTCAGCTTTAGTTTCTTTAAGAAAATTTTGAAAAGCTGTTTCATATGACTCTTTTTGAGGAGAAACCAATTCATTAATAGGTTTAGCATCTACTATATTTTCATTAATTATTCCTTTATTTTTTAAAATAGTAGTAGTTTCTTTTAAGGTAGAAGCATTACGTATCCATTGTGGAAATTTACTTCTAGCTTCTTTTAAGAACACATCTTTATGTCCTTTTCCTTCTTTTAATAATTGGTATTGTTCGTTTAAGGTTCTCATTATTTTCCTTTAAGTAAAGTTTTTATATCTTTTATATATTCTAAAATTAAATCCGTAGAATTAACTATTGCATATGAACCAGGATTAGCTGAGTAGTATTCAACTGTTTTATCCTTAGCATTTGAAACCAATGGAGGTAAACCATTTAACTCTTCCTCAATTTTTTCAAATATATCAATTCTTTCTTTTTGGAATTCATTAAATTTACCTTCATATAATTTTTTGACTTCTAAACCTGATCCTTTTATTTTTTTAGGAACATCTTTATAGCCCATCTTATAGTAATAAATATTCTTTCTTTTCTTAGACTTAGAGTCTTTAGCAAAAGCTCTTGGAGTAGCATACTGAGCTCCAGTTCCTGGGGTAAATGTTGCACTACCACCTGTAGCTGATATTTCTTTTAAGTCTTTATATTTTTTAGCTATACGTGAAAATCTATTTCTTAAATTTTTACCTATTTTAATAAGAGTTTCTGACTCATCAGGAGTAATTTTACCTTTAAGTTGTTCTAGTCTATCTACAATACTATCAATATCATCATAAAGTCTAATTAAATTAGGCATATATTTTACAACTGAAGTAACAGCACCTGTTTCTGGGTCAGGGTCACCAACTTGAGTTATTGTAAAATCCTCTTGTTCCTTTATAAAATCATCAGCTTCTTTTAAAGATTTTATAATTTTTTTTATATCTTCTTTAAGCGTGTTCATTAGCTAATTCTAATTCTTTTACTAAATCACAGTATTGTAGTAAATTTACTAAATGGTTGTCTGTAATTTTTGGATTTTTGGATGATGGTGTAATTAAAGAAATTATCTCATTAACTTTAATTTTAGTAACTTTATCAGTTACATTTTTATTTAAAGTTTTAAGTTGTTCTTTTAATTGTGATGTTTTAGATAAATAAAATTCTTTTAATCTAGGTTTATTATCAATAGAGTAAATAAGTTCTTTTAGGATTTCTTTTTGGTCCTCATTAAGATTTTCATATTTACCATTAAATTTTTCTAATAAAATTTTATATGTTAAGATTCTTATATCTTTATCTTCTTTTTTAAACTCATTTATAACATTATCTCTAACTTCTTCTTCTTTAATCTTAGCAGCTGTAAGATGTTCTAGAATAGTCATTTTATTATTGATAATATATTTTGGACTAGTAACTTTAGGAGAATTATATATCTCTAATAAAGTATAAAAAGCAGCTTGAACTTTATAATGTGGTAATTTATGATTAAAAAATTCATTTAAATCATAATGTTTAGTAATTTCAGCTATTAAATTATACTTTTGTTGTCTAATAATTCTTCTATTAAGATTTTTAGATGATTCAATTAAAGTAGTAATAATTAAATCAGCTCTAGCTTCTGTTAAACTAGTTTTATTTAATAGAGTTTCATACAACTTATACTCTTTTCCTAATTCAGTCTTTACAAAATACTTTTTAAGTATTTCTTTAATTGGAGAGTCTTTGCCTTCAAGGGTATCTGATGTTATTTGCCTAACAAGGAGTTCAAATAATATACCCGAATTCTTATACTTCGAATGTTTAATTTTCATTCTATGGTAATGTTTATTTATAAATATATAAAGAGATTGTTATCTACGTATTTGTTTATCATCTAATAAAGATGTTTCTTTTTTATCCTTTTCAAAAATCATTTGTTTCTTTTTTTTAGGAATTTTATTTAACATCTCTTCTTGAGATTTTGATAAGTTTTTTGTTTCTAGAGCTAATGGAGAACCTCCTTTGTATTTAGGTTTAATTGAGTCAGAAGCATCATTATCTTTTCTCATACCTACTCTACCAATTCTATCTTTTCCAAAAGCATTATCCTGTTTACCTATATTAGATGCTCTTTCTTTAGGTCTACCTAAAGGTTTTTTCTCATTATATCCATCAGGAACATTATTAGGATCAGATTCCATTCTACCTTTACCATATAAAGAAGCTAAATCATGAGGTGTACCATATGACATACCTGATTCTATTGGGTCATTTCCTTCATTTTCTATTTGTGTAACTCTAAAATTACGTTTAGCATCTTGTTGTACTAATTCTCTATATTCTTCATACTCATCAGAACTGAAATGGAATATATTTTCATATATCCAATCTGTAGGTATAATTTTACTATCAATCATTGTTTGAGCTAATGCCATTTTTTCTGTCATTAGAGCAATTCTTTCTTGATCATATATTATAGAAGGAGTTGTTAATGATAATTCAAAATTAGTTAAATTTTCATCTCTATATCCTTGAGCATATAAATGTATTAAAGCTATGTTATTAAGCTCAGACACCATTATTCTTTGTATACGTTCAATTGTTCTAGCAAATCTAATATCCTCAGCAGCTAATGTAGCTTTACCTTGCAAATCTTTTTCATATCCTAAAAAGGCTTTAGGTACTTTTAAAGCTGCAAATAATTTATCTCTTAAATATTCAACATCTTGAATACCATCATATTGTAGTCCTCCTAAAGTATCAATTTTAGTAGCTGAATCATTTCCTCTTGTTGGTATGTAAAAATCTTCAAGTAGATTTTGCATATTATATTTTAAATTATACTCACCTGTATCTTGGTCAACATGAGGAGTACGTTTCATTTTTGATATTGTTTTTTGCATAAAGTTTTCAACTTCATTAGGAGCAATATTACCAACATTTATATAAAATATTCTTTTTTCAGGAGCTCTTACAATTCTATGAATTAACATAGCATCCTCCATTAATGTATATTGTTTGAATAACTTTCTAGCAGGTTCAATGTATGATCTACCATAAGGTAAGAAATTAGTGTCTGTTAATAATCTAAAATGAGACATTTCATAATTATCAAAAAATATAGAAGTTTGATCACTATTAGTACTTGGTGTTTGATAGTATCCATAACTAGCTGGAGAAACACCTTCTGGAGAAAATCTAAATCTAATAGCTGATGGATTTTTTTCATCATATCCTTCTTGTCTTTCAATATGATAAGCTGTATAAGGTATAACATTATATATTCCAAACTTTTCAGCTATTTCTAATTTTAAAAAGAAATCACCATATTTACACATATTTCTAGTCCAAGGCCATAAATTAAATTCTATATTTAATACATCATAGAATAAATTATAAAGTATTTTTTGTATATCTTCATCAGCTGATCTAATTTGTAATACTTCACCCATATCATTTTTTAGAGTAGATTCATCAGCTAAAATATCAAGAGCAGAAGCTACAATAGCATCTGTATCCATTGCATCATATTCAGAATATAATTGGGGTCTTAATGTTTGATAGTTAATAGCATTTTGTTGACCATATAATGAGGTTGCTGAATTAGTATAAATTCTATTAAATCTATCTACTAAAGAGTTAGTTTGTATATCTCCAGATTGTTGTATTTTATTAATATCCATTACCCTAAGTTGGTTTCCACCAGCATTACGAATAACAACATCTGTTGAGAATAATCTTTTTAATCTTGGGAATAATCCTTTATCTGCCATTTTTTATAATTTATTAAAGAAGCCAACTAATGTCTTCTTCTCCTTTTGAATATGGGTTATCTATTTTAAATGGATTTTTTTCTGTGTTAGCAGAATAACCACCTAAATATTTATGTCTTGTACTTGTAGTATTATTTAACATACTCTTAGTTAAATCTATACCATTTTTATTATATTTAAAAGCTGTATCTCTTACATACTGACCAATACTAAAAGATAATACTAAGTCATCATTATATCCTTGTTGAGCTTCAGCTTTACCATTTTTCCAAACAAAAACTTTCATTTCTGAAATTAATCTACTTGAACGGATAGTAACACCTTTATCAGCTATTGATTCTTGAAATTTATTTATACAAATAGGTCTTGTTCTAGAAGACATTGTAAAACCAGGAACCATTTTAGATGTATCTGTATATTCACTAAAATAAGAATCTGAAGTTACATTTCCACCTTTTGGTGAATAATATAAATTTTGATATCCTCTATCTATAACTGTTTGAATTGTATTCCATCCTATACTAGCATTTTCAATTACTAATAAAGCATTATTATACTCAGTGGCTATACCTACTAGTAAATGACCAAATTCTTTAGTGTCAATTCTACCTACATATTCACCTACTTGAGTATTATTTTCTATATCTAATATATGAAAAGCTGAAAAGTCTTGTCCATCTCCTCTAGCCACATCAGCTACAATAACATAAGCTCTAGAGTAATCAGCTGGTTCCCATATCCATAAATTTCTATCAGCTCCTCTTTTTTCTAAAGGTTCCATTACATAAGTTTGTTTATAAAATTCTACAAACTCATTATAGAATACAACATCACCAGATGTACTAAAATCACAATCACATTCTTGAGCTGCTAATCTAGGATCACCTAATAATATATCTTGTCTTTTTCTCCATTCTTCATCTCTTTCAGGATGAACATACCATGGTAATTTTATGGGAAGGAAATCATTACTATTGTCTAACCCACTTTCAGCTGATTCCCACATTTGATGAAACCAATTTCCAGTACCATAAGGTGTAGATAATATAATAGCACCACCACCAGTAGCTAAGGTTTGTTGAGCTGAACCCCATGTCTCTTTAATATTATCAATAAAGGCAGCCTCATCAATAATTAGTAATGAAACTGCTTCTGAACGTGCAGCATCACTATTTGAAGATTTAGCTTGTATTTTTGATCCATTTTTAAGTCTTAAAGATAATTTATTATTTTCTAATGAACTAACTTTTAACCATGATGGTAAACCTTCAAACATAAATTGTACTTTAGCTACTAAGTTACGAGCTGTTGCTTGTGTAGTTGCTAATGCTAGTACATTTTTATTTTCATGAAATACCATTAACCATAAAGCATAACCAGCACTTAATGTAGAAAGACCTAACTGTCTAGATTTAAGAACTATACTATAAGGATTTTCTTGAAATAAAGTTAGTACTTTTTCTTGAAAAGGAAATAGATTAAAATTTATTTTACCTCTTTGTGGATGTTGGATATAACAATATTTTTTCATAAAATGTACAGGATCTTGAGCACATTTTACAAATTCCTCACGGATTATATGTTTTATATCTTTTTGCACTAATTTATTTACCTAATTTAAAATACATTTTTCCTGAAAATACAACATTAAAGTCTTGGTTTAATCCTACTCCTACTCCAATACCTATTTTCTTTCTACTTGTATATAAAAGTTCTCCACCTACATTAGTTAATTGAGAAGTAGTTCCACTAGCTCCAACTCCAACATAGAATCCTCTTTTTCTTACAACTGAATCTCTAGTTATAATTGTTGTAGGAATTAAAAGATCATATTCTATACTTCTATTTTTTATTTTATTTTGTGTGATTGTATCACTAATTCTAATAGTAATACTATCATTATATAATGTATCAAAGTAGCTGTAAGAAGCAAAGTAATCTTTTAGAATTTCTAGAGTGTCAATATCTCTATAAACAAAAGTATCTTTATATTCTGTTCTTACTTTCCACTTAGGGGTATAAACAGGTACTTCTTTTGTAACTGTATCCCATTTAGTTTCTACTCTTACAACTACTGGAGTTTCACCTTCAGATTGATTTTTCCATTTTTTCCAAGGCATTTGGAATGGGCCTGAGGAACAATAGCTGAGGAATAGTACTACTAGTATTAAAAGTATGATTAATACTGTCTTAATATTTCCAAAAAAGTTTTTCAAATTATTTTATTTTTTTAACTTTATCAGCTATGTCAACTTTAATTTTTGCAAATTCTTTATCATAAGCTTCTCTATCTAATATTTTATTAGATTTATCTATAATTCCTTTCTTTTGTAGATCTTTGAGAGCTGCTTTAAGCATTTTTCTTCTTTCTTGGTTTTGTAAGTTTGTTAGTCTTTCATCTCCAAGTCCTGACTTAGCTAAGTCTCTTAGTTCTTTATCTGTTGGGCCTCCATCTTCAGCATCAACATAATATTTTTTTTCTAGTTTAGAAACTGATGATTTTTTATCTTTAGAAGCAGTACCTTTTTTACTTTTCTTTTCTTTTTTAGGTTTATTTGGATCAGCTTTTGGACCTCTTTTAACTTTATCAGCTTCAATAAAATCAGCTAAGTCTTTTTCAAGTACTCCTCTAGATTTAGGATTGTTGTAAGTAGCTACATCTTTACCTGTTTTTTTAGATAATTCTTTATAATCAATTTCTCCTTTTTTTTCTAAAGTATCTAATGTATTATATAATGCTGATCCTTCTTTATATTTTTCTTTTTCTTGTTTTATAGCTTTTTTAGCTTCAGCTTTATCACCTTTAACTTTATAGAAAGTAGCCATTTCATTTACAGCCATTTCATTTACCATTCCTTCACTCACTGTATCTTCTAACACACCTCTACTTCTAAGAGTTTGTATATCTTTTATGTAAGCTTCAGTATCAACAATATATGTACCTAAATTTTCTTCATTTTCAGTGTCTCTATTTTTTCTAATAATTAACTCTGTAAATTTAGGATTTCTAAAATCATCATAATTAGTATTATAAAATTGTGACTGATATATAAAGTATTCATCTTCTAAACCTTTTGTTTCATTATATTGCATATGAACAAAAGTCCTATTAAAACTATCTTGTTCAGTCCATTCAGCATGTTTTTTTAACTTATCTTGAAAAGATTTATCACTTCTAGAAGCCATAGCATTAGGCATTAATCCTTCTACTTCTTTTTGTTGAAACATGTCACCTGGTTTTTCTTTTTTAGGATAAAGTCCTTGTCCACCTGGATCTGTTATTTCATTCATTCTATCAAACTTAGAAGACCTAGTAAATTCATCTTTACTTCGTCTTACTGTTGTTTTATTTCCATATTTGTCTAAATAAGTTCCATCAGGTAGTGGGTCTTGTCCTATTGCTTGACCATAAGTTAAATCCTTTGGTATACCTTTTTCTTTTAACTTACCTCTTTTTATTCGCATAGCATCTTCTATGTCTTGTATTTGATCTGCATATTGATCTGCTATAGGACCACCTTCTGGTTCAGCTTCTTGTTCCATGTCTCTAATAAGTTCATCATAC